AGAGAGCACACATCACGGAACTCGGGGACGTTTACACGCCCCTTTGTCACGTGGTAATACGCGCATCGGAACAAGAGTGCGTTCACAATAGAATTGATGTACACTGTTAAGTTTTGCCCTGACGGGTTAGATCCATAGTGTTGTATCAAATCTCCATTGTACGCCATTAGTGGATAGCATATGTCTGTGGCAATTCCTTCCATGACAGTTAAGTCTCGGTCGGAGTAACCACACTCCTTAGCTATGTCCATCATAATGCGGAACGCCACAAACATCACTTGTGCTGGCATTCTGAGATCATATTTACTATAATCTCCGGCTAGGATTCTATCCTTGCCAAAACGCATGACGTGTTTTGCCAATTGATCCCACTCGGGACCCTGGGCATTAACGCCAACTGCACACTCTGATGAAAGAGGTAGCATAGACAGGACACGGGCAACAGGAAGGTAATACTTTCTAACTAGCAATTGCAAAGCTAGTGGTGCTCCCTGGAATACCCGGACCTTGTCCTTGGTTTTCTTGGTGGGTTCATCCTTCAGGCATGCTTTAAAAATAGGATAAGCTCTCTCTTCTTTGAGATATAGCTCCTCCATTTCATAAGCATGTTTCCAAAAACGCTGATCCAATTCAGCGGGGCATTGGTGTGTAGGATGATTCTCAGGATCTAGAAGCGTCAAGAAATTCGCTTTTGGTCCGGATAAAGGATAGCCTACTGATGTAGAAGGTGGCATCTTGTCTATGAATCGAATTCCATCGATTCCACAAACAGTGTCAATTTCACTCAGTGGCGTCACCCTATCTCGTAGTCCTGGGATCTTTTCCATTGCCCTCAGAAGACCTTTGACATAATCATCTGCAGCTAAATCCAACAAGGAACCTTCAATTCCACATGAAGGTTTTGCTGAATACTGCAAAGATGCCTGCCAAGGATATCCTGTTCGGAATTTCGGTCCCGCCCATTTCTGGGGGATACCACACACGTCCTCCACGTGCGCCGAAATAATCGTGTCTTCAACATCAGAATGATAAGAGGCACGACCGACAACCTGTCCGTAGTACTTACAGTTTGTACCTTCGGGTAAGAAATTAATGGGGCTCTTTGGGTGTACGTCTGTATTCTCAAAGAACTGTACATCATAAAGTTGCTTTGGCAAAGTGCCAGAACTTTTAGATAATACAACTCCAGGTACCTTTCGCAAATTAGCGAAAGCTGCATCAAACTCTCCTTTCAAAAGGAGACCGCTACAGCCTCGAGTTTCTCCGTTCTTTCCACCAAGGTGAAAACCTCCTATGAGAGGTCCCTTCGTCTCTGTGATGACTGGCGCAATACATAAC